GTTCAGTTTTTTGCCTAAATTTGTTCTAGGTATGTTTATCACTGCATTTTCAAAATATAACATAGAACTCCAATGTCCCTGATATATACTCGTATCGAATAGATCGGCATCGGATAACGAATATGCTATATTTTTGTAATTAACGTCGTTTGAGTCTAGATAGTTTTCGTGTATAACACCCCACACGTGTCCATGTTCCGAACTCAGATCGGATATTTTCGTGTGAGAGTCATCACATAATACTAAAGATGCCAATTCTTTTGGTTCTATGAAATGATCTTTTTCATCGGAACAATTCATATAATCAAAAAAGTTGTGCAAGTTGCCTTTACATTTTTTAGCGATCGCGAGTGATCGTTCATTGTTGTTCAAATCGAGGGTTGCGATTTGTTCTGGTGTTCTCTTTGGTACGAGTATGAGCTCGAAGTTTGGTAATAAATATACACTATTAGATGAAACTATGAACGGCTTTTTAGTAAGCCTATCACCTTCGGATACACACTCTATTAGTTGTCTTTGAACCAGAACTTCATGTCTATAGTCGTCTAGTATCAGGTGCATGTTCGATTCTTTTAATTCTTCCAACACCTTGAAGTTGTCCGCGACTTCTATACTGTTCGTTTCATCTAAGACTGAATTTATTATAAAACTTTTACCCGTGCCGGATGCACCGCATATCATGACGTTTTTTCCATCTTTTATATGTGATTTTAAAATGTCGATTTCTTTTTTATGGAGCGTATAACCCGTACTCTTTTTTTGTTTTACTATTTTAACGAAAGCGTCCATGCCTGAAAATAAGAACGATGATCTCGCTAATCAGGCTATAGATATTATTTTTGAAAATGATGCGCTTCAGACTCGGATAATAGATCCTATAAAAAGGAAAGCGATTCCTTACTTACTATGTTTTGGTATCTTTAATTTAATATTGTTTATTTTAGTCGCTTTCATAGCAAAACGTGTGTTCACTTATTCTTCGTCTTCTTGATTATCTTCGGTGCCAACTTCGAGATCGACATCCGCGGTTTTGACCGGTTTAGTTATTAGTTCGATTGATTTGGATGCACGTTTACGAATGCTAGACTTCTTGAATGGATCCACTATACCCCGCTTGCCGGGCATCACACGTCCACGCAATTCATCGAGTTCTTCTTTCAGTTCTTCTTCAGTCATATTTCTTTGATTCGGATTTTTTAGGAGACTCATGATGGAGTATTCTTTTATAGCCTTGAATGGAAGTATCGGATGAACGTGTAGTATTTCTGGTTTTGTGAATATGTTATCATCTGGGAACTCTCGGTCGAACGAAGTTAATATCTTCTTTGGTATGGGTGGACTTTGTTCGATGAGTCTGTCCATCTCTTGTTGACAGTCGTGGACCATGTCGCCACCATCGAGTGTTCTATTCACCAATGGAAGGTTTAGTTCAAGTCTAATTTTACGCGACAATTTACCATACAGTTGTGACGCAGATCGATGACTTTCCATCAATTCATTTATTTTGAGAAACTGCATGATAGTCGCGATAATACCCGCGATGAGATTAAGACCACCGATGATCGATGGTACGGCTGAGCGAATACTCACGGGAAATTGTTCCTGTGCAAAATTCGCAGTGCCCGTGATGGTTGAAAGCACGATCACGGGAAGCGTAAAACGCATACTGAGTTTTTGAAACATCAAAAATGCTTGGTAGTTCATGTATCTATAACAGGCGGCAGCTTCGCCCCATTCCTTGAGGACCTTTTCCTGTTGTGTGTGCCACTGTTTGGGTGCGTCGGACTTTTCGATATCCTTTGGAAATCCTTCGATTGAATTCGCGTTAATAATTTCTTGCTCCATATTAATAGATGAACATTATATTCTTCATCCACCTCGTATTATTCATGGCGGTGCTCATCGTTCCATTTCTGAAAAATACGCAGTTACTTGAAATGTATAGCATACTCATACCGTTCATATTTTATCATTGGTCCGTAAACGATGATACGTGTGCACTCACACAAATGGAAATGTACGTCACGGGTAACGCAAAAGAGGAAACCTTCTTTGGTAGAATCGTGGGACCCATATATAAGATGGACGACACCGATGCGAATAAACTTTTGAAAACGGTCATGTTTACGTTGTGGCTTCTCGTACAGTATAGATTAGGTAGGATAAATTTTGACTAAATAAACTTGCCTAAGTCGCGCACATATATACCAATAATCATTACAAAATAAAGATGCCTTCTTACGCTCCAGTTTACGATTACAGGTGGGGTTCGGGAACCAAACTGGTCACCGAAAGGTCTATACTGACCAGCTCTAGAAAGTTCCTAATCGTAAACGGAAGAAAGATAGAAATTAATCGTGTTCCTAAAATTGGTGACCATGGGATTCACGGGGGTGTGTTGCAAATTATGCGTGGTGAACGAGTCATCAACTATCACTAGATAAAACTTAGACGCTACTATAATTTAATGGACTACAAAGAACCAAAAAAACGCGTGACTAAAAATGACAAGAAACATAGTAAACAAGTGTATTCACAAAAACATGTAAGAAGAATACAAGATATGTTATTAAAATCTAAGTCTACTAATAATGAACGCAAAGACTAAACACACAGCCATGCTCATAACGATATTCGTATTGTTGCTCGTGATTTTGTACACGCTCACTAAGCCTCAGCCCGTCAGACGCGTACACACCCGAGAGCGCGTCGCCGTACCGGTTCAAATTCCCGTAGAGCGTGAATTTAGAGCGCCACCAATCAAGGAGTATAAACCACAACGCGTCCAACAGATGGGTGTGCTGCTCGGTGAGAACAACGAAACATTACCCTTGTACGGCAAGGAAGTGAGAGGAAGACGGGATAGATATCATTATTACACGGTAACACCCGGGGATCAAATGTACTCTCTTCCAGTGAGTTTTGGTGAAAGAGACTGCATGGATGACATGGGTTGTCAAGAGATTTACGGTAACGAGACCGTAAACATATTGGGACAATCGGGTGATTATGCCGCGAAATTGTATAGAACGGATAACTTTTTCTAATCAGTCTTTTCTTCTGATTTTGGTATCATGCTTAGGGCCCTGTGATATGTGTCATATGTAACGAGGCAACTCAGTACAATACACGCCGCGAGTGATCCGTAGCCGACTGGTTTCATTGGCACCGGAACCCACCATCCTATGAACTTTTTGCGCATAACATTTGTTATCATGATGCAACAACAAAGTATCGATAATGCAGACACGGAGTAGTGTTTGTTTTTATCGAATGGCACCGTTGGACTCCACGCGTCTTGACCTGGAAATATATTTATACCGAGTACATTCAATAGAGGTAGAATCAATGCTGGTAACATCTGTTATTTACATATATTTTATATTTAGTCCGAAACGCATTTTCATGAAGCGCATTGCGTCGCGCAGGTCTGGTTCACTCCATAAAAGCCACCTGGACCAAAATCCCGCAGTCTTCAAACCCGAGATTCCCCAATCCTCGAGTTTGCTCTTACTCACTTTAGACATTCTCTCGTGTACCTTTTGTGGGTCACTAAATTTACGCGTATCGCCACCGCCGTGTCGTAATACATAGAGACGCATGCGCATGGGATTTTTGTGTATGGTATAGTCCGTGTATCCCTTGCCACCGAAGTCCACGTGGTCTCCGTCCGGAAAGGTCACCCTGTACTTCTTTTCACGGATCGGACTTTTTCTGAGAATGACTCTCATTATTATTTACTTCCGAAAAAGTTTTGAAAAAAAAATAAATTTTTAAAAACTTTTTTCTTTCAAAAGAAAGTGAAAAAAATATTTTTTTTATTTTTAAAAAATTTTACTAGAAAACAAAAAATAAAAAAAAATAAAAATTTCAAAACTTTTTTCTTTCAAAAGAAAGTGAAAAAAATAAAAATTTTTTTATTCGTTTTCGAGAAGACCGCCGAATAAATTTAGTATATCTGCGAAATAATCGAACGACGCACCCACAAAATTACCTTCATAGTTCCGTCTCAGTATGTTATTGGTATCGTACACGACGAAAAGTGCAAACAGAGGCACGACGAGTTCCGAGTATCTCTTACCGGAGAAGAGCCTCAACAAAATCAAACCCACGAGTGCGACGAACAAAACGGATCCGAGCGATCGAAGGTCGTATCCGAGGGTATACGTGATCACACCGAGCGTAAACATGGCGATGAAAATGGACACCGCATCGAGCAAGGCTTCCTTCGCGTTTTTCTTACCGCGCGTACCCAAGAACATACCGGCGACGGCAGACATGACCGTGAAAAGCATGAATCGCGTGATTATATTCTTCGTAAACGCAAACATGAGAAGCGCGATGAACCACGCGATCATGTATGTGAGCGCATTTTTGGCGAACGCTTCGCTCATCTTTGGATCATCTATGGTAGCCTTCGCAAAGCCGTATGTCACGAGTGACTGGAATATCAAGTTTGCGAAAACCTTGGATAGAAACATTCTATTAATATACACGCGTAAATTAATTTACTTTTTCAAGAGTGCGTAGTGATGGTACAAGTGGATGCCGTTGATGTACAAACCTATCGACAGTGGTATCAAGAGGGCTGGACGCTTTCTGTATACGGCTGGGAGCGCCATGATCACGGCGAGAAGAACCATCGAAAAGTAGATGACTGGCGGCGCGATCAAACCAGTCTGTGTCCGGGTGAGACCCATGAAGAAACGTTTGTCGAGCGTATCGACTTCTTCGGTTGGTTCTGGTGCGTAGTATTCTTTTCCTTTATAACCTGGCATTTATTATATATGGAGAAAATAATGAAATACCTCCTGATACCCATCGTATTCATCGCGTTTGATTACTTCAAGAACCCCATAGACCGCCTGTATTTTCATAAACCACTCAGACCACTCGTGGGTATAAGAAATACACTATTAGATATGTTGTTATATAAACCGTTCTATCATCCGAATGATTTCAACGACTTGTGGATTCTCAAGTTATATCACAGGGAAATACTCGATTCCGTGTATTCCGGTATGAAGAACGCTAAAAAGTATTACTTTCACGATGACGACAAGTGGTTCGATGAGACCGAAAAATATTACTATTATAAACTCGAGGATTTTCCACTCATAAAAAGTAGGATGGACAAGATTCCGTGCGTCGTGGGTGGTATGATAGCTGTGATGGAAGGTCCGATGCACATACCACCACATCGAGCGGAGCATAACTTATACTTGCGATACCATCTCACACTCGAAGGTACGAGCACACTCACGACTGAATACGAGACACACGAACATAAAGCCGGTGAACACATGATTTTCGATCATTCGAGGTATCATAAAGTTGAGAAGACCACGGATGATAGACGGATCGTTTTGATTCTAGATATTAAAAGATTCTAATCTAATAGGTGATGCCTACACACAGCTTCATATAATTCGGGACCACCCACGAGCTCCACTTCACCAGTGTCTACGGTACGTTTCGTAAACGGACCAGACGTTCCATCCTTACACCTCATACACAACGCAGACAATTTCGTGACGTCGTCCGACATGGGTATACAATCTAATATTTCACCAAACTTTTCTTGTTTGTAATCGGCATCTAACCCCGCCACGATCACAGTCTTCTTGAGAAAGAGACACATGTGTATAAAATCCTTGAGTCTAGTAAAAAATTGCGCCTCATCTATGGCGACGACTTCCGAGGCACAAAAGTTCTCATCGAGAAGGGTGTCTGCGAGCTGATTCACTTTTATACAATTGAAGTCCACATCATCGTGTGTATGAATCACGTGATCATTTGATCTCGTGTCCTTCATTGAGTTTATGACTGAGATTCTTTTACCCATGACTTTGTATCTCTTAAGACGTCGAATTAACTCCGACGTCTTACCAGAAAACATATTCCCTATGATTATCTCGAGACTCATCTTAGTTCTTTTAGTATTTTTGTGTTTAAATAACTTCCTAAGTGATGCGCATCTCACACGCAATAAAAATTTCGGTATATAATTTATGACGAAGATCATCACAGCAAATTTTTTGTTATGGAAGTCCATGGATTTACAGACCAATTCGAGGACAAAGAGACCTCGACGCAAAATGGTGACTTACAATTGCCCAATGTGTTTCGATAAATGTGAATACTATTGCCCCAAGACGGATTCATACAAGAAATGTAGACGCTGCGATGGATGTCGCATCAAATTGAATACGAGTGATTACGATTGGTTAGATTAAATTATGTGTAGTAATTAAGATGACCCTCAC